GATAGGGGCATTGATGTAGCTGTATGGTCAGCAAAAAACGGAGGTTATAGCTTTACCGTTCGTAAGACGTACAAAAACAAACAGACCGGAGAATATGTAGAAACTAAGTATCTGTATAAAGAAGAGGTTGAAAAGCTTATAGAACTCCTTCAACAAGCTGTAAAGTACGCTAGTAACAGGTCGGCGCATGATGAGGAGCATTTAGCGTCTGGAGGCTTTAGCGGGGAGAAAAGCACTGCTAAGCACGAAGAAATCGACATGGAAGACCTGCCATTCTAGCCATGATTACACTGCCCTACACTTTCCAGGAAATGCTTGTGGCTGTGAAGTCTGCTGAAGTCAGGCAGTACGAAGCAGAGCTATTAGGCTGCAAAGACAGGATGCCGGTTAAGTCTGTACTGGATGCGCTAGAAATTCACACTGTAGGAGCTTTAGCAGAGCTAAAAGTATCTCAGTGGCTAGGCAGAAAAGTACAGCTAGCTCATGGCACGTTTAAGGACGTTGCAGACTGTGGGCATGACGTTGAAGTTAGGGCAGTGCGTAAAGAGGATGGCAAGCTAGTCATTAGAGATAATGACCCAACAGATAGGCGCTACATACTCACCTATGTGAGCCGCTGTAGCGTTAAGCTCTTGGGCTGGCTCGAAGGCTATCTGGCACTAGAAAGAGGCGTTAGGGCTAATCCTGGGGGCTATAAAGAGGCGTGGTTTGTCTCTCAGGACAAGCTTTGGGATATGGAATCGTTTGAGAGGTATATATGAGCAAAGTATATGAAGAAGTAGCAACAATAGGAGAGCAAGCAGAGAAGTTGTTCCATGATAAAGCCAGAAGGTATGCAGATACTTATCATGGCACTAAGTACGAACTAGGTTCTGATAGCGGCAGAAATGCTTTGCACGTTGCTTTTATGAGTGGCGCTGCGGCTATGCTGCATGAGATTTTGCTGCACCTGCATGAGAAGTCACTATCAGAAGTATTGGACGAGGCTATTAAAGATGTAAGGGAGGTAAAGGATGAGCGAAAAGTATAAAAAAATAATAGAAGAATACGTCGATAGAATAGCCGATTTGCTTATTAACAAAGATATATTAAATCAAACATTTCAAACAGTTTATGCCGAAGGGCGCAAGGATGGGTTTGATGCTCAACAAAAAGTAAATAGCGTTAAAGATATTCTTGGAATGACGATAGAGGAATATTTGTATAAACATAGTGAAGAAATTGTAGAGGAGGTGCTGAACAATAATCCCCTATTAAAGGAGACTAAAGATGGTTTGGATGGATGAAGATTGGATAGCAATTTGCGAAAAAGAAAGAAAAGAACATAAAGATTCAGACTTAAAACGATTTGCAGAGCATGACGACAAAACATGCTTTGAAGTAAGCGAAGAGTTTAAAAAAGGTTATGACGCTGCAAAAGCTTTTTACAGGGACATGAGTTTAACAAGGGGAGATTGTATTGTAGTAGACAGAGTTTGTGCGAGAAAGAAAGCGAAGGAATTGATAGAGGCAAGGCAAAAGATAAAAGATTTAGTGGCAGAAGCTGAGTTTTATAGTAAAGCTATGCACGAAGTAGAGGCGCACTGGCTAACTCGCTGTGTCAGGTTTTGTCAAACCTTTGGCAATCGGGTCAGATACAAACTGCGAGATATTTACTACGGCGCTAGGCATCTCGTAAGAGCAGTTCTGCCACGCAAAAAAAGGTGCGAGCGAGAGTGTCGCAGCACGTTGCACCAAACACTACAAGCGCATTTAAAGGAGACTAAAGATGAGTAAGACACCGGAAAGATTGGCTGAAGATTATGCAGCAGCAACGGCGCCAGTTATAGAAAAAGCCTTTCTAGCTGGCTACAAAGCAGCACAAGAACACGCGCACGCAGCACTGGAGGAGGCTAAAGCAGAGATTGCATCTTTGCGCGAACGACTAGCTGACATTACTTGGGAGCTAGAAGAGGAAGAATGAAAACACCTGAAGAGATGGCAGAGGAATTTGCAGCAATTAACGGTCGTTACGATCCGCTAAATGCTAATTGTAGATGGGGCAAAAACGCATTTATTGCTGGCTACAAAGCAGCAAATGAACGTGCGTTGCGATTGGTGGATGAGGTGCAAGAGCGGTTGTCTGGAGCATACGATAATGGCGAGTTTATGGAGAGCGAGTGGGACTATATTGTAATGGCTTTTGATACAATTAGCACAGCAATTAGAGGACTAAAATGAAAACACCTGAAGAGTTGGCAAGGCTTTACGCCGACGAGGAGTGTACTGGTAATGCCATGTATGGCGATGGGTTGTATGCTGGATTCTTCGCTGGCTATAAAGCAGCAGCGCCGCAGTGGATTAGCGTGAAGGATAAATCACCAGAAATTAATCAGAGAGTTTTGCTTGCAACTAATGAAAAACGTTCGATTGTAACAGGGCATAGACTATCCCCAGCAGGGAAAAACGAGCCTTGGTTTCATACGGATTTGGGACTGTGGTGTGGAACTGAAACCGTCACTCACTGGATGCCGCTACCTGATAGGCCGAAGGAGGAAGTATGACAAACTCACACGCTAAAGATGTTTTTCTCGCTGGTTACAAGGCAGCAGCGCCGCAATGGATTAGCGTTAAGGATCGGTTGCCAAATCGAAACACTAATGTATTAGCATGGATAAAATGCGGGACTAGCGAATATGTTTTTATTGAAACTGCATCAGGAGATCCTAGTGTGTGCAGTGGATGGAAACACTACAACAAGGATCAAGTCACCCATTGGATGCCGCTACCTGAGCCGCCGAAGGAGGAGAAATGAGCGAGTGGATTAGCGTAAAAAGCGAGTGGATTAGCGTAAAAGATAGGCTGCCTGAGATAGGAGCGGTTGTACTAGCTGGGAAGGATATTGGTACTTTTTGGGCAGTTGAGGTTCATAATGGGGTTTTTGCGGGCATCTGGCTCTCGTCGCAGTTACAAGTGTCCAAGTGCACCTATGAACATGCGGATTGGTCTGATGAGATCACTCACTGGATGCCGCTGAAGGAGGAAGGATGAAATCACCAGAAGAGTTGGCATACGATTACGGCGAAAAGTTTGACAACGTAGAGATAAGCAAAAACGACATCAACATAGCTTGGTATGAAGGCTACAAAGCAGCACAGGAACACGCACACGCAGCACTAGAGGAGGCTGAGGCTAAAATACAAGAGTTACAGGATCAGCTTGCTGACGCCGACAAGGTGATGCCGGATACTTGCGAGCATATTCTCGACATGAGCAAAATAATGGATGTGAATGGTTGGATTAGCGTGAAGGATAGGCTGCCGGAGCAGGATATGCAAATACTAGCATGGTCTGGTGGTTTAGGAGACATTCCCCCATTTTGTACTGGTGGATATGAGTTATGGAATTGGAGCATTAAATTTTCACCAAATGATTGTAGGTTGACTGGTATTACCCATTGGATGCCGCTGCCTGAGCCGCCAAAGGAGGAGAAATGAGTTGGATTAGCTTAAAAGAGCGTATGCCGGATATAAGCGATGGGATTGTTTTATTGTGGCTGACAAATGCAGCTTGTCCTGAATTTGTATTGGGCGGCTTGCTTAATTGCTACAGCGACAAAGGGCTAGAGACTCTTGGCGTTATTGATTACAACAATCCAAATGCCACACTAGCTCTGGACCAATTTACCCACTGGATGAAATTAAATCCGCTACCTGAACCGCCAAAGGAGGAGGAAAAGTGAACGCAGATATACCGCCCTTAAAAGTCTGGATAGAAAACAAGAACTTAAACGGTAAAGAAGGTTTTGAACATGGTTACGCATTTGCAATACAATCCTACAAAGCAAGAGCGCTACAATTCCACGTGCTGCTTGAATCAGGTGCTCACTTTCGTCATATCCCTCTGCATTGGCTTTGGCATGACACTATTGATGGCGACTGTTCTAAATACTCTTTGGACCTACTTCAGCTATGGGATTGTTTCAGTTACCGCCCCGTAGTAACTACCTTTGATATATTCAAAGGCTATCAATGTGACGCAATCCTCAAAGACAAAACTAAAGTGTCTGGTACTTACTGGTTTACGATTGATTGGCTGCCTGATTCTGACGCTGAATCTGCCTTCCTGTTCCAGCCAGACCAGAACAAGTGTGCCCACGTCATTCTGCTTGATAACGGACAAGTTGCAGCTTTGCCTACCAACAGAATCGTTTTCAAAGACGCTTTCTTTATCGGAAATAATCCGACTGCACCGACAAAGGAATATGCTACACTCGATACAATCTGGTCAGCAGAGGATTGTAACCGCTGGTCAGTAGCTAACAGTGATAAGATTTATTACTAATATGACGAACTCAAGGGCTAAAGGCGCCGCAGGAGAAAGAGAGCTTGCCAACAAGCTAAAGGAGCATGGTTTTACTGCTAGGCGTACTCAACAGTTCTGCGGTAAGGCTGGCGACTCAGATGTAGTTTGCACCGAATTAGCCGATTACCACATCGAATGTAAGCGGGTTCAGAATCTCAACGTAGACAAGGCTATTGACCAAGCTACAAGAGACTGCGGTGACAAAACTCCAATAGTATGCCACCGTAAGAACAACCGGCCCTGGCTTGTAACGATGTACCTGGAGGACTTTTTAGCTTTAGTCCAATGTCAAAAGACTACGAAATCAGAATGAGTGATTTACAAACAGAATATGTAAGCACGCCAGTGCTACCAGAAGTATTGCTATGGCTGGCTGTTATAGATAGAGCGATTGCAGACTACTGCTCCCCAGCAAAAGAGTTGCCAGACTTCTTCAAGTTAGACTTATATAACTTCTTTTTTGAAGATATTCCCAGGCCACATAACCTAGTTTATATCTGCTCTATGCTGCTAGATAGAGAGGATGCCGTAGCTAAAATACGCAAAAGAATCCCTAACTATTCACCGGACGAAAAGAATCGCTCCTACCGCTCTAGCAGTTTTTAGCGCTTTTTCTTCTTTTCAACGATTGACCAAGCTTGTGCAGCGCCGTAAAGAATGGCCCCACCAAGTACAGGCTCAGCAGCCGTAGCTAGGTTAG